ACTGGGCGCCCGCGGCCTGACGCTTGTTAAAACACTGCAAAATTACAATGAAGCATCAGAAAATGCGGCAAAGATAAAAGGATTAGGGCTTGACGCAAAGCGGATGCATGAAATAAGCGTAGAGCTTGATGTAGTGCAAGCACAGCTCGGACAGCTCGCTATCGCGGGCGGGGCTATACTTGCGCCGGTAGCGAAAGAAGTATTGCCGCCGATTTTAGAGGGCTTGTCATCAACTGCTAAATATATAGCGGAAAACAAAGAAAATCTACTGTCGCTGACTAAGACACTGGTAGCTTTTACGGTAGCGTATAAGACACTGCATGCATTGCAAAAAGCAAGATCAGCGATGGGATCGCTTGCGTCAATTGGAACTGGAGATGTTTCAGAAGATGCGCTAACTGTACAGCAGGAAAAAAGCATTGCACGCCGGATAAAAAATATTGAAAAAGCGGCAATGGCAGAAGAAAAAGCATATTTGAAGACTCTTAGTACAGCGCAGATGACAGACGCTGAAAAAGAGGCAAGCTACTCAAAATACTGTGTTATGCGAGAAGCTAAAGCGGCTGAAACCGCAAGAGTAGAAGCAGCACGCATGACAGCCGCGTATCAGGAAATCAATATGCAGGCCCGGCAGTCGGCAGCAGTGCAGGCGAGCGCGGCAAATACAGCAGCCGGTGCACATAAAGCCGCAGCAGGGAGGATGGTTGCGGCTAATACGGCGGCCAGTGCGTCGAGCAATATGCTGGCGGCGGAACAGACCGCGGTTACCGTTGCTACACAACAGACCGGAAAAGCCGCCGTGGATACCGGTATCAGAATGAGCACAGCAGCGAGAGGGTCACTCGGTCCGTTGCGTCAGGCGGCAAGTGCGGTATGGGCACTGGCTGGAGGATGGCTGGGTGTGGCTGCTGCTATTGTAGCCGCAACGTATAAGCTGTATGAATTCCATCAGGAAGAGAAGAGAGAGGCAGAAAACGCACAGTATGTCAACGTAAACGGTAAAGATTACTACTACAGCGAAAAAGACAACACGATGATCCGTGTAAAAGAAAATGGAACACGGATGAATGTTTATAGTCAGGAAGAAAATGATGAAGCCAAAGCAGCATGGGATAGGAAGTATGCTGCTGCTAACGAGAATTCTAAAAAACTTCATGAAAAATATGGTGACGGAACAAGCATAGACAACGGAGCTATAAATTCACAAATTGAGGCTTTAAAGGCTGCTTTTGAATCGGGAACATCTGCAACAAAAGATAATACAAAAGCGATTAAGGAAGCCAAAACGTATCAAGTAGAAGCGCCAATTGGTCAAGAGGTTGTAAACATAGCGTCGAGGCATCCCGAGGGAGAACAATGGATGTCACCGCTTGTCGAGGATGCCCGCGTACAATGCGCCGCTTTTGTTTCCGCGTTGTATCAGGAAGCAGGCATACAAGGGTTGAACTCAATTAACGGGAATCAGCTTGTAAATCAGTTCGGTACGGCCTACCACACCGCGGGAACGGGATACGTTCCGCAGGAAGGCGATATGATAGATTGGAAAGACCATGTCGGAATCTATGCCGGAAACGGTGAGTATATAGCGAGAAATTCGACCGGCGGAGTGCATCGCGGCAGCATGTCGGAAGCAAATCAATGGTTCGGTAATCCGCTCGGCTACGGATCGATAGGTGAATACACCGGAGGCAAAACAGTAACACTTACGACTGATGAAATCGGTAAAAAAGCCAATGAGGCATTGAAACGGTTAAATCAGGCTAAAGAAGAGGCAATCCGGCTGTTTTCGACGATGCAGGAATCTATAGACAGTGAAACCGAAGGCGCATACATGTCCGGTATGAACAAACTGGCGGAAGACATCAGACAGAAGCAGGAAGAGATTAATAAGCTATCTAATGCCGGTATTCCGAAAGACGCGGTAGAACAACTGCAAAAACAGCTCAGCACATACGGAACGGTTATGAAGCAGAAACTGACCGACACGTGGACGGAAAGCTGGAACAAAATCAAGACCGAAACAAAGCAGATAGGTGCAGAGCTCACTGGAGACTTTAAAGCACTTGCAGATGCCGAATATGAAGCTACAGTTAATGCGCTCAACAAAGAGAGAACGGAACGTTTAAAAGAAGTCTCTAAAAACAAAGAAGATAAAGAAGCGATGGTGGCTGTCGAAGAATGGTACACTGCTAAGACCGCTGAAGCTGCAAAGAAACGTACAGATGCATATAGAGAGTCGTTTGAAAAGCAGGCAAAATACGCAATAGATAACCATCGTTCAGATCTGCTTAAGGCATTAACGAGTAGCCGCGACGGACAAGATTATATGAATTGGAAAGGACAGACAGAAGCCCTCGAAACGTATTTGAGCATCTGGAAGACCGGGCACGAGTCAATGCAGTCGCAGATTGCAGAACTTGCGGAGAGCTCAACTGATAAATTCCAGGAATTTTTCCAAAACATTTTGACAGGATCAGAAACACTTGGAGACTCGCTGTATAATCTCATCACAGGAATCGGAGAAACAATATTACAACAGATTACGCAACAGTGGGCGGGGCGGTTGACAGAATCTCTATTCGGCGGCAGCCTGCTTGGCGGAAATAATAACAACAATAATAGCGAAGGTGGAATATTTGATAACGGTATGAATACGATGTTTGATGCGTTCAAAAATAACCTAAGCGCGTCTAATGTAGCATTAGGGCTTTTCTCCGGCAGCACACAAAAAGGCGGAATGGTCATGGGTGCATACAACGTCATCCAAAATGCCATTAATACGGGCACAAAGCCGACAGAAGTCGGGGCAACCGTTACTGCTACAGGTGCTTTAGCGGCATTTACTACAGCAGTCGGTGCGGCTACTGTAGCACTGCAGCTTATGTCTGCAAAGTCGGGGTTCGGATTTGGCATGTTTGGATTTGCGACCGGTGGACCCATCAGCGGTCCAGGGACGGCTACATCAGATAGTATTCCAGCTTGGTTGTCTAATGGTGAGTACGTTCTCAATGCTGACGCTGTCCGAAAAGTAGGATTACCGCTGCTTAATGCAATCAATTCAGGACGTATGCCTCGTTTCGCAAAAGGCGGGGCGGTAAAAACTGCAGACATCCGGAATGTAGAGTCAACAACAATCACAAAAGGCGGGAACAGATCAGTACATTTGGATATCAATACCCTTGATGCCGCGTCGTTTGCGGATTTCTTACGTAATGGCGCCGTAGACGAAATTCGGAAAGCATTTTTTGAAGAAGATTTGAATTTTGCTGGAAATAGCGGGGTGTTCTGATGATACTTAGGAAATTCCCGGAGGATCTTAACGGACTGGCTTGGGAAAGTATAAAATCAATGAATTGGAATACAAAAGTACAAAAATCGGGAAGCGGTAAAGTGCGTACGCTTACAACACAGTTATTGCCGAACTGGACGATAGAAACGAAATTCCAGATATTGACCGATGAACAATATAGAAAGCTGCTGGGATTTGTAGCGCTGTTAAAAGGCGCACATATCCCTTTTTTGTGGCTTGATCCGGAAGACTACGAGGAAAAAGGAATCCAATTGCCGTTGATCACGAACGGAACATATCAAGCCGTTATGAAGATGGGCGACTATGTAGAACCTGTCGAGTATATCGAAAAAGTGACGGTATATGTAGACGGCGTGAAACAAGCAAGCAGCGCATATACAGTTACCGGCGGGACGGTGAAATTCAAAACTGCACCAGTAAGTACGGCAAAAGTTACAGCGGACTATACATACTACTGGAAAGTTATGTTTGCAGATGACGGAATAGATATTGAACGGCAGTATCTTAACATCAACAAGTCTAAAACCTTTAAGCTGGAGGTAGTCCGATGAAAACAGTGAATAAATCTCTGGAGACATATCTCGAGACAGAAAAGAAGATTACTTCTTGCGATTTATATGAGCTTGTCTTAGATAACGGTAACAAGTACTACTACGCCGATACCGATATAGATATATCTTTTGGCGGGCATACGTATTTGCACAACGCATTGCTGATTAAAAGACAGCAAGTCAAAATCCATGATCGCGTGGTAGTTGATACAATGACCGTTACCGTCCAGGCGGATATTAACGACAAACTGGAAGGACTGCCGTTCTTACGGGCGGCGCACAGCGGAATACTTGACAGAGCTAAGCTGTATCTCCGTCGCTGCTTCTTTCGTGATCAGTCAGTCGTGGGCGCGATTGACCTGTTCGGCGGAAATGTAGAAGTCAAATCAGCAGGCGGCATCAAGATTGAATTGTCTGTCAAAGCCGAAACGCAGGGGCTCAACATGGAATTTCCTGTCCGCAGGTACTATCCGCAAGGAAGCTACACGACGAATGAAGACGGCGTTATTTACAGCAAAGAAACGGATGCCGCGACGCTGATTGCGCCGTTTGTACCACGGCGAGAGGTGCTCATATGACAGACGGTGAAAAAATAGCGAAGGCCGCCGCAGCATGGTTGGGCACGCCGCACATCAACGGTGCTAAAGTAAAAGGCCGCGGAGTAGACTGTGGCATGCTCCTGATTGGCTGCGTAGAAGACGCTGGACTACTAAAAAAGGATAGTATCCAGATTGAACCATACAGCAATGAATGGCACTTGCATCACAGCGAAGAATGGTTCTTGAGCTATGTGCAAAAATATTGCGATGAAGTAGAAGACATGCAGCCCGGAGATTTTCTGTTGTATCAGTTTGGACGGTGCATTTCTCACGGGGCGGTCTATGTCGGCAAAGGACGTGTTATACATGCTTACATCGACCGCGGCGTGGTCATGACAGACCTTTCTGATGTAATGTTTTTCGACGCAAAAGGCAGGAGCCGCTTGCGTGGAATTTACCGGTTTAACAGAAAGAAGGTGAGACGATGAGCTTTTTTCGAGGACGTACGACAACGACACGGGCGAATAAAATAAGTGAATTTACCGTCAATACCGCGGAATACGGCGCTGTTGTACCGGAAATTATCGGTACGGTACGCACCGCGGGAAATGTGATCTATTATGACGATTTCACTGCTCACGAACACCGCGAAACACACAAAGCGGGGAAAGGCGGCAGATCTAAGCAGGTCAGCATAACCTACACCTACACTGTAGCGGTCATTTTGGGACTTTGTGAGGGTCCTATTTCCGGAATCGGAAAAGTATGGATCGGTAAAAATGTACACAATTACCCGGCGGACGACATTCAGCTGACGCTGTTTGACGGGAAAGAAAATCAGCAGCCGTGGGCGTATACGCATGGCAAGCACCCGGACAAGGCGCTTCCGTATCCGGGACTTGCCTACATGGCCGGAGTTATTGATTTGGGCGATTCCGGCTCCATGCCATCGTATAACTTTGAAGTGAAAGGCAGGCTATTAGAGACCGGCGACGGTATCGACGTCAATCCTGCGGACTATATCAGATATGTCTTAGACAAAATCGGTAAAAAAGATATGCAGATTATCGGGCTGGACAACTACAGAAAATACTGTAAAGAGGCCGACCTTTTAATTTCCTCACCGCCGGATGAAGACGCGAAAGCCGCCCGGGAAGTTGTAAATGAAATTGCAAAACTGACCAATGCTTATGTGTTCTGGTCAAATGACAAGCTAAAAATTGTACCACTGGCCGATAGACCAGTAGGCAGCTGGGCACCGGACAAAACAGGCATTACAGACTTGACGTCGGATGATTTCCTGCCGCAGTCTGGAGGAGCTCTTGTAACTTACAAAAGAAAAGACAGCTCTGCGATCTATAATCAGTTCCCGGTAGAGTTTATCAACCGCGCAAATGGCTACGAAAAAGAATCAGTCAGCTATGAATTTACTGAAGACATCAAGAACTACGGCGTAAGAGCCGCAAGCGTAACGAACGCTCATTATGTCTACACGAAAGAACGGGCAGTTAAAATTGCCGAACAATTAGCAAGAAACAACAAGTACGAAAGAACACAATACACGTTCAAACTCGACTGGAGTTTATGCCGGCTGGAAGTTGGCGATTTAGTGCGGCTGACCGATGAAAATTCGGGGATCTTTGAACAGGTCGCAGTTATTAACGGCATCACAGAAGGTACCGATGGATGCCTGACCGTAACCGCTATATCAAGAGCACCGGGAGACTATCCTGCGGCAAAGTACAACGTACATGCAAACGACAGGCCGTACATCGATTACAACAAAACCGCGCCGGATACCGTGCCAGTTATTTTTCAGCCGCCTGCAGATCTTACAGTAGACGGACTGGAGCTGTGGATTGCCGCAAAAGGCAAAGCTGACGGCTGGGGCGGATGTACTGTGTATGTCTCTGACGACAACACGAACTACCGGACGGTCGGGCAAATTGCAGGATCCGCGCGGTGCGGTAAATTAACGCAGCCGTTGTCACCGATGCCGAATCACCCATCGGGTAATCAAGTAATGGTAACCTGTAACGATCAGTTGCTTAGCGGTACGCCGCAAGACGCAGAACGGAAAAACACGCTCTGCTGGATAGACGGCGAGTGCATGAGCTACGTCAACGCCAATTTGCAATCGAGCGGTGCGTGGCTGCTGTCGGGGCTGTACCGCGGACAGTGTAATACCGCTGTCAGAATGCATGCTAAAGATACAGACTTTGTCCGGCTGGACAACTCTGTATTCAAGGTACCGTTCACAAAAGACGATATCGGTAAGAAGATCTATCTTAAATTCTGCTCATACAACATCTTCGGCGCGGGCAATCAAGATCTGTCAGAAGTTAAAGCTTATGAGTACACGTTGGCACCATACTACATCCCGCCCGTCACGAATATCACCGCATATAACCGTTACAGACAGCTTGCGGACGGCG